GGGTAGAACGTGCAATGATTCGTTTACCATTCGCCGGCATTAAAGGTGGCGATCCAAAAGAAACAGTAGTACAAGTTCCATGTGTTGAAATGTACGGCGATTCAGAAGTATGTCCAATTTTGTCGGAAGTACGACCATGGTTTAAAGATAAATCATTGGAAGATATGGGTCGTAAATATTGGAAGAAACGTACTTACGTATTCCAAGGGTTTGTACAACAAGACCCAACTAACGAAACGGATGCACCTGCAAACCCAATTCGTAAGTTTATGATTAGTCCACAAATTTTCACAATCATTAAATCTAGTTTAATGGATCCGGAAATGGAGGACTTACCAACAGACTACAACAATGGATTGGATTTCCGCGTTACTAAAACCAGTAAAGGTGGATATGCAGACTACAGTACTAGTACTTGGTCACGCAAAGAATCAGCATTAGCTGAACAACAACTAGAAGCAATTGAATCATTTGGTTTAAATGATTTAAGCTCGTGGCTACCGCCAAAACCAAACGAAGTTGAATTAAAGATTATTCACGAAATGTTTGAAGCAAGTGTTGATGGACAGCAGTACGATGTAGAGAAATGGGGTAACTATTACCGTCCGTGGGGTGTTGAAAAGCTAGCAGGTGGCACAAGTGCACCAGTTAACGTAGTAACACCCGTTGCTAGTGTAGCTGATGTACCTGCTACTCCATTTGCCGATTCAGCAGACGAAGTTCCTGCTACTGCATCTGTTGCATCAGCATCGACTGGTTCTAAAGCGGAAGACATCCTTGCGCAAATCAGAGCACGTCAGAACGCGTAACAATGAAGATTTATGTTGGTGGCGATAGTTTTGCGTATGGCTGGCCAACTTCGACCATTGATGGAAATCAAGACCGAAGTTGGCCGTCGCAGTTAGCTAAAAAGTTAGATGTTACTGTTGTTAATGATGCTAGAGCTGGATGTAGCAACTACAGAATTTATCGCAGGCTAGTAAGTGAGATTACTAGCGGCGATTCTGATTTGGTTGTTATGGCATTAACACACTGGTTTAGAGCGGAAATATCAGTTAACGACAGTAAATTAAAGCCGGGTCGTATACATCAATTGCTATTAGGAAATTATATAAAAGATAGGGATGAAAAACGGTTTTATAGAAATATGTTCGATCCGTACTTATATTATTCGAACTTGTTAAGAATGATAATATCCGTGCAGAGCTTAGCAAGAACATTTGACAAGACTCTAATAATGGTCGAAACGTTCAATAATAACTTTTTGTGTGATAAAAATATAGAATGGCTCACAGATAACCTCGACCGGTTTAATTTCCTCGACCTATATGAAGATAGCAGGGTTGGAAAGAAATTCCAGACTATATGCGATCTCACGGATGTTATTGACATGTCGACCTTTATGTCAATGGATTCGATGCAGAATTTAGTTTCAGGTGTATTGGAAGATACAACAATTGACTACAAGAACCATCCTGGGCCCAACCAACATGAATATTTTGCTACATTAATGGCAGAATATATTACTAAAAATTATTTGGAGAAATATAATGGGCAAACCATTTGACGTAAGTAAATTTAGAAAAAGTATAACAAAATCCATTGATGGATTATCAGTTGGATTCCATGATCCAACTGATTGGATTTCAACGGGCAACCATGCATTGAACTACTTGGTTTCTGGTGATTTTCATAAAGGCATTCCGCTAGGTAAAGTAACTGTATTTGCAGGCGAATCAGGTGCGGGTAAGTCTTACTTCGCATCGGGTAACATTGTAAAAAATGCACAAGAACAAGGTATTTTTGTTGTGTTAATTGACTCGGAGAACGCATTGGACGAAGCGTGGCTACAGGCTTTGGGCGTCAATACAGACCCAAGTCAATTATTAAAACTTAGTTTGTGTATGATCGACGACGTAGCTAAAACAATTAGTATGTTTATGATAGATTACAAAGCAATGGCAGAGGAAGACCGTCCAAAAGTACTATTTGTAATTGATTCACTTGGTATGTTATTAACACCAACTGATGTTAAACAATTCGAAGCAGGCGATATGAAAGGCGATTTAGGACGTAAACCCAAAGCTCTAACGTCACTTGTGCGTAATACAGTTAATATGATTGGTGCGTACAACGTAGGCATAGTTGCTACTAACCACACTTATGCAAGCCAGGATATGTTTGATCCAGATGATAAAATTAGTGGCGGACAAGGCTTTATTTACGCTTCTAGTATTGTAGTTGCTATGCGTAAACTAAAATTAAAAGAAGATGTAGACGGAAACAAAATTACCGATGTACGTGGTATTAGAGCCGCCTGTAAAGTAATGAAAACACGTTATGCTAAGCCATTTGAAGCAGTACAAGTTAAAATTCCGTACGAAACTGGAATGAACCCGTACAGTGGATTAACTGATTTAGCAGAGAAGCAGGGATATCTTGTTAAGCAAGGAAATCGATTAAAATATGTTGTCCTAGATACAGGAGAAGAAATTATTCAATTTCGTAAAGCATGGGAACGCAACGAGAACGGGTGCTTAGATAAAGTGATGGAAGATATCGCCGCAACTGATGCATTTGTACCACTAGTTGAAGAAGAAGCCACAATTGAAAACATTGAAGTAACACAAACTGATAACGATTTAGCAGAGGAACTTGAAAATGAGTCTTAGTCTACATTTGGAATTATGGGAATCAATGCAAGAACACATAGTTGATGTAAGATTCGCTGCTGATGATTTTGTTGCTGTATTAATTGACCACGGCATAGACGCCGAAAAGATTGCTAAAGTAGCTATTAACGAGGACATTAAGAAAGCATTACTTGATTACGATGTCGACGTTGATGTAGACGTAGACGACGACGTAGATGACTTCGAACACTTTAGTGACGACGACGATTAGCAATGGGCGAACGGGACTATTATTGCAACTTTAAATTTAAGTTTTTGAAAGTAGATTTAATGGCGTTCACTATATACAATTGTCATGCATCAAAAGCACAGGCGGTGGATTTCGCGTGGTTGAGCAAAGCAAGTAATGATTTATTCAACACACCTACTAATGTACACGAACGTAGCATGATGTTGCGCAATGAACGCAACGCTAGTTGCGAGCAGAACTGCTGGAAGGCAGAGGACAACGGCGGAATAAGTCCAAGACTTTGGCAACACGGAGATGTTAAATCACACGATATAGTTAAGATAGCCCCTACTATCATTGATTTAACCATCAATAGCAATTGTAATTTAACATGTACTTATTGTTGCAAGGAGTTTAGTAGCGGGTGGCTAAAGGATATAATGCATAAAGAATATGCATATTCTGCTCCGGACATTGATCTTATAAACCGAAACACAGTAACATTGCGCGATACTATAAGTACAAAAATTAAACAAGCTGAATTCAAGCAATCCTCCAAATATCAAGCACTTCTCGGTTCTATCGTTGACTACTCAAGCGAGTTAGAAGAATTGATTATTACAGGAGGAGAGCCATTTGCAGATAACAATTTATTTGATGTTATTGAACAACTAGAACTGAATAAAACTACAAAATTAACACTGTTTACGGGATTAGGTATTTCGTTTTCACGCTTTAAAAGGTACATAGATACATTGGTCAAACTAAATGGACCAAGTATCCTTTTACGCATAAGTGCAGAAGGAATTAACAAACATTTGGAATTTAACAGATATGGTGTCAAATGGGACGATTTTTTAAAAAAGATTGCATATTTGAAAATGCATAAAGTTAATTTTGTGTTCCACTCGGCTATTTCTAACCTTTCTATATTTGGGTTTAGTGATTTTTATAACTATTTTAAAGAATATGAAATTCATACAACATTTGTGTACACTCCGACTATGATGGGAATAAATGTGTTAGATGTCGAAAGTAAAACCGAAATTAAAAATAAAATATCTAACTTGCCCGACAATTTACAACAACAAATAATACGCTCAATGAATGCTACGCCAACAGTACAGCAAAAAATACAAATTAATGAGTTTTTAACACAATTTATTGAGCGCCGTCCTGAACTGTCATTGGATATATTTCCAAAGAGTTTTCTAACTTGGGTGGGTTTATAAATGTGGTATAGAAAGGTAACACAAAATTTAGCAAATCTTCCTGCGTTTATCGATTACTACGATGCAGAGTTAAACAACGCAAAGAAAGAAGTTGTAGTGAGTGGACACGTTGAAACTAACATTAAACAGTTACCTGGAGTTACCGAGCAACGTTTTTATCAATTGCAAGAAATAGAAGCAGTGCTTAATTTTCTTAACATTGAGTTAAGGCGTATACGACGTAAGCATTTTAAAAAGTACTTAGAAGCGTATGCTAAGGCTCTTAGTAGTCGCGATGCAGAAAAGTACGCAGATGGCGAGGACGAAGTAATTGATTTTGAGTTGCTAATTAACGAAGTTGCTTTGTTGCGTAATAGATGGTTAGGCATTATGAAAGGATTGGATGCTAAGCAATGGCAACTTGGTCATATTGTTAAACTTCGTACTGCTGGTATGGAAGATGTAGTAGTTTAATGGCATCTAGTAGATTTATGTTTAGCTACGTAAATGGTATCCCCATCTACAACGTATGGGATAACGACTTTGGTGTAATTAGAGAAGGAAAATTCCTTCAATTATTCGAATCCCAAATTTCCACCGAGAATGTAAATATACATAATTTATGTATATTTGATTGCACAAACGAGGGTGTCGGAACCAACGACATAGAAATAATGATGGATGCAATTAGTGTATCCTTTCCTAACTTAGAAGTACGTGTATTGTTTAATATATTCACATCAAACACAACAACATACAGGCATAGGTGTTTCCCTGAGCACATGGTTGCTCATTGCAACTTTGTAAGACATATTGATTCGTTAGATATTGATTGGAAGAATATAGCAATCAATAAACACTTCATTTCGTTGCAACGAAGAGCATCTATTGGACGGTTAACGTTCACGAAAAGATTGCTAGATAGGTTCGTCGAGGAGCAATATATTCTGAGTTGTGGTAGTCAACCAAATGAAGGGTTAAATAATATGCCAAAATTAATTGAGAAAATACATCCGTATAAAATTCCAATATTGGTTGATGGGTTGATTGCTAGTGATTCTGAACAACATTTTCACACTAATGTAGATTTTTTTAGATGTCTTATTAATGTAATTACTGAAACAAGTTCGCAATTGGATGCTAATAGTTGGAGAGAAATATTCCTAACAGAAAAAACATTCAAGGCATTTGCGTATAGGCAACTGCCTTTGTGGTTTGCAGTACCGCACACAGTACAGTCAGTTAGAGACTTGGGGTTTGATGTTTTTGATGATATTATCGACCATAGTTATGACTTAATAGACGATGAAAGTGAACGTATGGACGCTGTTGTTAATGTTCTTGCCGGGTTTTGTAACACGTATCCTACCAATAAAGAACTTAACAAACTGAGAGTTAAGTTATGGCAACGCATAAGTAATAATATGCAACTTTTAGATAAGTTAGCGTCAGCACATAGAATCACAAAGCATAACCATATACTAGAGTTAATAAAATGAGTTTTAGTTCAGCACAAGAAAGTCACCAGCATAGCCTAGAAACACTTGGGTTGCTATATGCTTATCCAGATTTTATGGAAAGTGTTAATAGCATGTGTGACATAGGATGCGGAACAGAAGCATTGGATTTGGAATGGTGGTCAACACGTACATTACAAGACGATGATATTGTTATTCCATTGAACATTAATTGTACAGGCATCGACACACACGAAAAGATATTAGTTCATAACGATAATATTACATACAAGCAACACGATTTCGAAACGCCAATAGATGAAACATTTGATGTATTGTATTGTCATGATAGTTTCCAATATGCACTTAATCCATTACTAACATTGAGTAATTGGAACAACATGCTTACTGAAGGCGGTATGTTAGTGCTAAATGTACCAAGCACAACTAATCTAGAATACAATAAGCTAGCATTTTCGCAACCAAGTCATCATTATTATAATCATACGTTGGATAGTTTAATCCATATGTTAGCAGTAAGTGGGTTTGACTGTGAATCAGGGTTTTTCCAACAGCAAGTTAATAATCATTGGATTAAAGTAATTGTTTATAAAAGCGACATAGCACCACTAAATCCTAAAACTACATCGTGGTATGATTTAGCAGACAAAGGACTATTGCCAAAAACAGGTGCAGACAGTGTTGATAAATACGGGTACATGAAACGCGAAGACTTAGTTCTTCCGTGGCTTGATTATAGCAATATTTGGTACGGACAATAATATGAATATTTGGATATTGGTAACTTTAATATCAACAGGAGGCCATGTCTCAATTTCAGAACAAGCAACTTATAAAGATATGAGCAGTTGTTTTGAAGAAAGGGAAAAAGTAATACGATACCTAGGAAGACCTGTTGTAAATTATCAAGCAATCTGTGTAACCCATGTCGGAACAATAATAAAATAAAAAAGAGGCGTAATAATATGCAAGTAGCACTAATTACGGGTGGATTTGACCCAATTCATAGCGGACACCTCGCCTACATAAGAGAAGCACAACAGTTCGGCAAACTTGTAGTTGCTGTTAATAGCGACGAATGGCTAGCACGTAAAAAAGGCAGAGCGTTTATGCCGTTGGAAGAACGTGTCGAAATACTACGCAACATTAAAGGTGTAAGTGATGTAATTGTATTCGACGATGCAGACGATACAGCATGTGATGCAATAGCAATAACTGCAGGATTGTATTATGGTGCAACTATTAACTTCGTTAATGGTGGCGACAGAACTGACAAAAACATTCCAGAGATGGAATGTGCTAATTATGGAAATTGGATAGACGTTAAGTTTCATTTTGGTGTCGGCGGAACAAACAAAAAGAATTCGTCCTCGTGGATATTACAAGAATGGATGGCACCAAAAACAGAACGTGAGTGGGGCTATTACAGAGTAATACACAACGACGAAACACACAAGGTTAAGGAACTTACTGTAGATCCTAACAAAAGTATAAGTTTGCAAAAACATAAATGCAGACACGAACTATGGTTTATTTCCGAAGGCACAGCAACCGTTGAGCAAGGCACAGATGCAAAAATGCTATCTAAACGCACGTACGAATTGCACGAACAATTAATTGTGCCCTTGGAATCATGGCATAGATTGAGCAATGAAACAGAATTGCCCGTTAAGATTATAGAAATACAGTACGGTACACAATGCAATGAAGCAGATATAGAACGGTATAAAAAATGATTAAAGTTTTTATAGGGTATGATTCAAACGAAACAGTTGCATGGCATGTTCTTACGCACAGTATATTGAAGCATAGTACAAGTCCTGTGGCATTTATCCCAATTGCTAGAGCCCATATCAAACACCTGTACGATAAACCCAAACAAGGTTACGAATCAACTGAATTTTCAATGACTCGTTTTCTTGTTCCTTATCTTAGCGATTACACAGGGTGGTCTATTTTTATAGACTGCGATATGTTAGTTACATCTGATATCACAGAGTTGTGGAATTTACGAGATGAAAGGTATTCGGTTATGTGTACAAAACATGAATACACTCCAAGTACTAGTACGAAGTTCCTGAATCAAAAACAATCAAAGTACGAGAAAAAGAATTGGTCTAGTGTTATGATGTTCAATAATGCAAAATGTTGGAAACTTACACCGAAAGTAGTAAGTAATGAAAGTGGGATGTTTCTGCATCAATTCAAGTGGTTGCCAAATGATAATGAAATAGGCAGTATACCATTGGGGTGGAATTTTCTCGTAGGGGAACAAGAACCTACATCAGAGTTGCCAAAATTGATTCATTACACATTGGGTGGGCCATATTTCAAAGAATACCATGATGTAGATTACAACGATGCGTGGAATAAGCATTATTACGAAATGATAAAAAAATCATAAATACATACGATATAGTAAATTATTTTTATAGGATTAATAAAAAATGGCAAATAGAACAGTTAAATTTATGGGGTACACAACTGACAATGCGACAGTTGTGTTTAGTTTCAATGGGACTGAAGTATTTAATGGGGCAGTTTCTCCTATGGGAGATACAAACACCCCTGCTGCGTTATTCGAATTTGATATTGACCAAACATTGAGTGGTGATATTGCTAGTTCAATATCAGTAAGTGGTGGCGATGTTACAGTTGTTGCATTAAGTGCAAATAAATCAATGATAGCAAATGATGCATATGTTTCCGATGGAATTTCATATGATGCAATCACTGTTGCTGATGTCGATAATGAGTTTGTTTGGTTTGATGAGGGTGCAAATACATCGAAGAAAAACATT